GTGAATTCATGAATTTATTTGCCCACTCAACGAGAGGTTTAATGATGGGAATAAGAGCAAGAAGTGCGGCTCTAAGCTGCTCTTGCACATCCAACAACTCGGCCTGCCTCCTTTTAAGCTCCTTCCACTCCGCCTCGGTCATTTTTGCTTCTTCGTTTACTACATTTAAATCGCCAGAAAGAGCCATCGCCAGTTCGCCCACATCAGCAAGCCCCATAGCATCTTTATAAAAGTTCTTCTGGTAATAAGACATGTCTTTAAAAGACAATCCCGCATCTAATATGGAATCCCGAATCATTCCAAATCTTTCGTTGGGATCTGTTTCCATCATCAGATCCATTGCATTCACAAAGTTGCCCCCCAAAGCTGCGTTTAGTTGACCCGCCTGTTCTGCTGCTCCCTCAAATGTATCGAATTTGCTCGTAATCTGTAATAATCTGTTCACGGACAGACCGGTATTCTTTGCAGTTCGTGCCAAATCTTTGAAGACTTCAACACCGTCACTGCCAAATTTCGATAGCTCGCCGCCGGCGGAAGCGAAATCTGATGCCATCTGCCCTACCGGTACGCCAATTTGTGTGGCCAATTTGTAAAGGTCTTTCTGTGTTTGTCCTACATCCTCTACTGACACTCCCATTCCTTTTGTGACGGTTTGCTGAATCTTTGTAAAATCGTCCAGACTGACGCCTAAATGGTTCAAAACAAGTGCGGTGTCCGCAAGACCATCTCGTGCCGTTTTATCGATTTTTGTAAAGTCAGTATATCCGCCCATTAAACTTTGGAAGCCGGCGTTAACTTCTTCCATCGAAATGCCTTGCTGAATATTTGCCGCATACACATCGGTAAGAGAAGTGGCAAATTCTGCGCTAGCGCCTGTTACGCGCTGAAAGCCTCTTTCCATATCCATAACGTTTAACGTCATCTGGATGATCTGATTGATCATCTCCGTGAATATAGCGGTGCCGGTTTGTTTAAGAAAACCCCACCATTCGCTCGGACTCGAAAGTACAGCAAACAAATCGCCAAATTGTTTAGTTATATTGTCAACGTTAAGGGATTGTCTGAGATCCACCCCCTGTGTAATCAAAGTGGCGAAAGATTGAGAAAGATCATCAACAGATTGCTTTTGTTTGGCAAGGCTTTCTTGTGCCTCCCGTAAGGCAATAATTCTTTCTTTTTCTTTAGCAAGCACATCAGCAGTTACACCAGCCGTCTTATCTAATATTAGATATTCTTGTTCAGCTATAGATATCTTAAGCTCATTAATCTCTTTCAGAGTTTGCGCACTTGAAGACATACGCTGCAAAACGCTTAATTGTTTATTGAGCGCGTCCAGTTCTTCATTAAGGCTGGCATTGCCATCAATGCGCGCCTGGAGCATTGCTTGAAGTGCTTGCGCAAGACTCCCATAAAGACTTTTTAAATTAGCGGCTGTTGCTGCCTGTTCAGTGTCCAATTGAACTTTTTGCTTTTCTAGCCTTATAATGTCTTTTAATCTGCGTATGTCATCTTCGGTTGGTCCGCTATAAGCCACAAATAAACCCTCTCGCTGGTTCTACAACATTAAATAGTTTTTTATAAAAAAAAGACAGGCACCCAATGGAATGCGTGCCTCTTTATCTTTTCATAGTTGGTGGAAGTTGGGGCTGATTGCGAGAATCCAATGTTTGAAAACCTGAACTGTCGCCACCCCTAGCATTTTCAATTGCTTCTTTTTCGTCTTCAAGCTGCTTAACCAATCTACCAACAAACCATGTTCGCAAACCAACAGGAAGATTATACGCCTCCGAAAACGACCATCCTCCTGAATATTTTAAAAAGAAGAACTGTTCGTAAACGTTCTCCATATAATCATCGGTCAGGCCAAAAAAAGTCCGCTGTCAGCGGTACCTCCATGTCCTGCTCATAGTCACACTCAGAACATTCAAAATTTTGTGTGAGGTCAATATTAGGAGTAGACAAGCGATACGCCAGTCGCAAATGTCGAGAATCCATGGATGGAATATTGTCTACCAAATACTGTTTTGCTGGTAAAGAATCATCTCCATTAACTGCGGTGACAATATTATACAGTTGGCGCGTCACATTCTTTTCATAAGTTTTTCTTTTCTTTTCGCTATGCATGGATGATAAAATTCCCTTTTCATCATTACCTGTCAATAACTTAAAATCAACTTCTACTCTGGTCTTTGGTAGTTTTACCTTAAATGTTCCATCCTCATTGTTAACTATATCTAACTCATGCCGATCTTCTCCGCGATATATATTCACATCGTTTAAATCGAAAATATATCTCTGGCTCTCTCCGCAACTCGGACAAGTCACACTCGTATTATATTCGTTCCCATAGCCTGAGATTCTGGTGGCAATTATTATTGCGTTTCTGTCACCCACCAACAAAGAATCTGCCTTAATTCTTTTATCTGTGATTAAGTTTTGTAATACTCGATCCAGTGCCACGCCCTTTTTCAAAAGCGTGCGAGAAGTAAGAATATCCTCTTCTTTGGCAGTCATTTGCCTAATTTCGATACTATCGTGACCACATAAGGGATGCCCTTCGGGATAAAACTTACCCTCCGAAGGTAGCTCCACAAATTCAGTGGGAACAACAAATGTAAAGCCTCCAGCAGCTTCTCCCGCAACAGGCGGCGGGGGCGCATCTACATTCGTTGTATGAGCACCGCCAACGCGATCTTTATTTCTTGACAATATACACCTCGTTATTTTTGTCTTTTTATTTTACTTAACTCGCACTAGGACCGGGGAAGAAGGTAGTGCCACCCTTAGATAGTGCAACTGAGCCTTTCGAAACAACATCAAGCTTCGCCCAATCGTACTTGAGTGTAACCGTAATTTCTGTCAACGCGTCTTCCCCATAAGCCAAATCACCATACTTCACGCCGGCGATCCAGGCGTTCCAAAGAGTCCATTTTTCTAGACCGTCGCCTTTGGCGTCGATCTGCGTCACAGTAACCTGACCCGCCGAAGAGGCCGCTGACGCCTTGGTCATTGTGCTCAAATCAAGCGGGTTTGCAGGAGGGTGGTAACCACCGCCCTCGACCATTGCTGAAAAAGAAGCTGCCATATCAGGGTTAATCGGATCAACCAAAACAATGTCTACATCGTTCCATGTCACAGTCCCGGGATAATAAAATGTATGATTTAAAAACTTATGATCGGCATTGCCAATTGCAAAAGAGGGCTTTGCGGCACTCTTTGCCCACCACAGAAAGCTATCTCCGGGTCCGAACCCGGTGAAATCCACCCTAAATCTAAATTTTCTTTTTGGGTCTTGGAGACCCCCAGCAGTAAAGTTGTCTGACCAAAATGGCATTTTCTATGGCTCCTTATGTTTCTCTATTTTTAAATAGTATTGTAGAGGAAAATCCCCCACTTCTTTTATCAATCATCAAATGAGGCACCGGTACTCATGATTACGAAGTCGATAGCAATATATTCAATTGCTCGTGCGGGCTTAATCATAATCTTGGCATACAAAATATTCTGATCGATAAGATCGGGGGTTGTGGTAGACTCATCCAATATGAGACGGTAATCTGTAAGTCCAAATCTGGACTTGACATTGGCTAATAGCGGATCAATCAATCCGATAAACCTATTCCAAGTTGATTGAACGTTCTGTTCAAAAAGAATCTGAGTTGAAAGGATAGAAATCTGCTTCTTCAAGTAGATCACGAGCCTTCGGACATTGATTCGGTCGAGAGCAGAGCGGCGTTCTTGAAGCGTTTTCTGTCCGAATACTACGATACCGCTAGACGGGAAGGAAGCAATCGGATTAATTGCAGCTTCATAGAGCGTATCTCGATCCCGAGAGACGAGCCTTTCAGTCACATTCGTTATGGGGATCCCGGCTGCCCCTTCTGTGAGACCACCTCGGTTGAAGCCCGCGGGCGCGAACCAAAGCTCCGAGCGCTTCTCAGAACTTGCCAGAACACCCATCATTGCAATAGAGGGCGGGATCCAGACTAGCTGTCCCGTA